CCGGGGCGATGTCCAGCGCTTCGCCCACTTTCACGCCGCCCAGCTGGTCCGCCGTAGCGGGCGGCAGGCTGTAAGGCGTGCCGAATTTGGCGTCGGCCTGCTCTTTGGTGTAGAAGCTGCCGGAATCCACCGCCTTGATGCTCTCCGCAAGCTGCTGCAGCTGGGCGTTGCCGCTCTGCTGCATGGCGGTGAGGATGGCGGTGTACTGGGCCAGCAGTGTCTCGGTGGGGATACCGGTGACGCCGTCCCGCATGAGGCCGCAGACGGCCTCATCGGTGCGGGTGTCGGTGATGTCGGCGGCGGTGATCACCGAGGAGCCTGCGGGCACGCTCACCGTGCACAGGCCCAGCTCGTACTGGTTGTGGTTCTGCAGGATGGCGGGCGGCTCCGGGGCGGCGGCAGGGGTGCCGGGTTTGAGCTTGACGGCGGTCAGGTTGGCTGCGGTGTCGAACTGCAGCACCACCCGGTCGATGCGGGGCAGGGTGCTGTCGGCGTCCGGGACGGTCAGGTTGACCGCCTCCCGACTGCAGGCCGAGACGCCCTTGAAGTCGTCGTAGTTGATCCACGCAAGGCCGGGGGCTACGGTGATCTGCCGCGCGCCGGTGACGCTGACGGCGTAGTTCGTGTCCTTAGAGTAGACGCCGGAGGTGCGGGTGCACAGATGGGTGCTCACGTCCTCCGCGTCGTAGGTGACGCCGTTCAGCGGGTAAGTGATGATGCTCATGGTTTCCTCCTGAGAATGGGTGTACCGATCTCGGTAGTGACCGTGTTTTCGCCCTTCTGGGAACTCAGGGTCACACTGGTAATGCGGGCCGCTGCCTGGATGTCGGTGCCGGGGAGGCTGGCGGCCACCACCTTGCCCACCGTGACCGTTCCGGTCGGGGTAAAGCGGAAGTTTTCGATGCGGGTGTGCTTGGCCAGTTCCTGCTCGCCCAGCGCCCGCAGGGCGGCCAGATATTCCTCCTGCGTCTGGCCGTCCTCCTTCTTTTTGCTGGAGGCGTCCAGATACAGTTCCCGCCGGGCAGAGCCGGTGTTGCCGGTGGCACCCACGGTGACGGTGCCGTCCGCGCCCGCCACGGTCACGATGTTCTTGTAGTCGGTGATGCTCTCAGTGTAGGTCAGGCCGGTCAGGTTGCCGTACTGCGGGGCGTACCGGGCGTTGGGATCCAGCTTTGGGCGGTACAGCTCAAACAGCAGTTTTTTGGCCTGCTGGTCGAACCGCACCCGGAACCCGATGTCCAGTTCCTGGCACACCTGCTCGGCGATGCTGAGCAGGCTGCCGGGCTTTACCTCGCCGGTGTAGGCGTCGGCAAGATCTGCAAGCACGCCCAGCTCCAGCCCCGGCCATGCAGCCGCACCGGACACAAGGCTGCGCAGGGTGCTTTCCACCGCAAAGCCGCTCAGGGTCCGGGTGCTGATGCGCTCGTCCAGGATGCAGGCGGCGTCCCTGGCCGAGATCACGAGCTTGTGTTCGGAGCGGTCGGTCTGCGCCGAGCAGATGCGCATGATGCGGTCGGAGCCGGTGAGCCAGAGGTACCGGTCCGGGCGGCACAGCGCCTGCATGTCGGTGGAGGCGTGCAGCTCCAGCTGTGCACCCTGCACCCCGCTGTACACGTTGTAGCGCTCCGGCCAGACCAGCGACACCCAACTTTCCAGCCGGGCCAGCAGGTTCAGCTGGCCGTCATAGACGCAGATGCTCTTGTGCCCGCCTGCGGTCAGGGCGCTTGTCCGTTCAGCCATTGCCGCCCACCTCCAGGACCACGGTGGAGAACGCCGTGCTGCAGGTCAGGGTCAGGAACAGCCATTCCGTGCCGGAATCCGCCGTGCGCTGCCATGCCTGCACCCCGTGGCGCAGGGTCCACAGGGTGCTGCTCCCGTCCAGCGTGGAGAATACATCGTAGCCGGTGCCGTTGATGATCTGTTTCAGTTTCAGCTCGCCGTTTTCCCGGTAGAGCCGGAGCTTGTCGCCGTCCTGCAGGGTGGTGGCAAAGCGCAGAAACTCGCCGGTCTCCGGATCCTTGACGCCGGGGTTGACCACCGGGCCGCGGGCTTCCAGCGTCAGGGACCAGTCCTGGGTGGCCAGCCCGGTGTTGGCGATGCGCAGATAGTTGGCCTGTTCCCGCACGCCGTAGCTGTGTACGTCGTAGCACACCGGCAGGCGGAAGGTGGGTGTTACGCTCAAGGTCGAGACGGTGAGCTCCTTCACGCTGTGCCAGTAAGGGTCCGGGCAGTAGAGCTGAAACGAGAAGGTGGGCCACAGGCCGGACACGCTGATGTCCGGGGTGCGCTGCACCTCGGCGTCGCACCAGTAGGCCCCGGCCACGGTTAAACGGCCGGTGACGTAGGGCGCGAACACATCCCGCAGCTGGCGCTTGCAGTAGTCCTGATTGCGCAGGATGCGCCCGGTGACCGTGCGGGTCACGCCGGAAATGCTCCGGCTCTCCACGGTGGCACCCACTTGCTGGTAACCCTGGCTGGTCTCCAGATCCACGGGCAGGTCACCCAGCGGGGTGATGCTCCACAGCACGCCTGCCGCGTAACCAAAGGAAAAGGTCAGGCCGTTGCTGGCCTTGAAGATCGCGTCAAACACCCTGCAGCACCGCCCTTTCCTGCTCGTACTGTGCCTCGCGCATCAGGTCGGCAGCCGTCTGCGCTTTGCTGTAAATGTACTGGTTGACCTCGATGTTGGGCCGCTGGGTGCGCTGCGGCAGCGGGGCGCGCTTCTCGTAATCCCACAGGGAGCCGGATGCCGTGGAGGTCGTGCTGCTGCCGGAAGTGCCGCCGGAGATGCCGGGCGTGGTCTTGCGCTTGAACGCGCCGCCGACGCCGGCCACGATGGCCGCAATGGCAGCGGTCAGGGCCACGCCTGCCGCGATCATGAGCAGCGCCTGCGGGGCACCGAATCCGGTGGGGAACAGTGCCGCCGCGACGGCTTCCAGCATCCCCACAAAGGCGCTGCCGATGGAGCCGATCAGGGTGCCCATGGAGGCCAAAATCTCCGGGAAGCTGGAGATCAGTCCACCCTTCAGGCCGGTGCTGATGGCAGCGGCAGCCGCAGTGAGCGGGCCTTTCAGCCCCTGAAAGATGCCGGTGAGGGTGGTGCCAAGGCCCTGCGCCTGCGTGAGCACGTCCGCAAAACCGCTGGTCAGGCCCTTGGCAAGGTCGCCGCCCATATCCCACAGGCCGTTGGAGACGGCACTGACCCCCTTGCCCAGCAAGCCGTTGACCTGCTGGATCAGGTTCTTGCCGAAGTCGTCAATGAGCTGCTTTGCCTGCGGGGCAAGGCCGTTGTACAGGGTGGACAGCACCCATTCGCCGACAGACTGCCAGTCCTGCTTCTTCACAGCAGTCACCAGCGTGCTGAAGGTACCCACCACGCCCTTGTCGGCCTCGTCCTGCCAGCCCTTGACAAGGCCGTCAAAGCTATTGGCAGAGGCTTTCTTGATCTCCTCGGTGATCTGCGGGACACCATCGGCGGCAATGGTCTTGACCCGCTGCACTGTGACAAGCGCTCCGTCCACGATGTCGTTGTAGGTCTCGGTGAGGACCTGCTTCTGGGTCGTGGTTTTGTCGGTCAGGGTCTCGGTGATGGTCTTGGTGCTGGTGGCAATGCCGTTGACGACGGAATCCGTTGTAGACGTAACGGTCTTGGCTACAGTGGCGGCAATTTCCTCGTAGACCTTCTGGGTCTGGGCGGTGGTCTTGCCGTTTTCGGTCACATACTTGGTGACGGTCTTGTAGTTCTTGGCCACACCGTTCACCATTTCCTTGCCGGATTCGGTCACGGTGCGGGTCAGCCGGTCATACTCCTCGCTGCCCTTGCGCAGGTGCTCGGTGAGCTCGGTGGTCTGGATGGTCACCTTGCCCAGGGCGTTGGTGGTGTCGGTGTGGCCTGCGTCCTGCAGGGACCACAGCAGGGTCTCGGCGGCCTGTGCGGCGGCCTTGGTCTTTTTGGCCGCCTTGGTGGCGGCGTCCCCGGACTTGGTATAGGCCGGGACGACCACCTCCGCCATGGACTGGGCGCTGTCGGCCACGTCGGCGTTGGCGTCCGCCCAGACGGAGGACCAGTCGTTCCCGCTGGCGGTTTTAGCAATGGTGGCACCGGCGGTGGCTGCGATGGCTCCTGCACCAACCGCACCGCCTTTGCCGGTGAGGCCGTTGATAAAGCTCTGGATAAGGTTCTTGCCCCACTGCACGGCCTGCGAGGGCAGGCTCTTGATCCAGTTCAGTGCGCTGGAAAATCCGCCCTTGAAGGCATTCAGCATGCTGGAACCCATGCTCTTGACGCCGTTTGCCACACCAGTGAGGATGTTTTTGCCGATGTTCAGCCAGTTGATGGCCGAGATCACCGACAACACGGCCTGCAGGATCTTCTTCCAGTTGGCCAGCAGATCCGGCACCGCCTTGACGATGCCCACGACCAGCTGCACGATGATGGAAACACCTTCAGCCAGGATCTTGGGCATGTTGTCGTTGATGATGCCGCAGATGTTGATGATGATATCCGGCACATAGGCGATCAGGTCCGGCAGACCGGCGATCAGACCGTTGAGCAGCTGGGTGATAAGGTTCAGACCGGCGTCCACAAAGCTGGCCGCGTTGTCCCGCAGCTGGTCCGTAAAGGCCAGCAGCTGCGGCAGAGCAGTGGAGAAGAACTCCGGGATGCCCTCGGTGAAGCCCTGTGCCAGGGAGCTTAGCAGCTCGGTGCCGGTCTGCAGGAGCTCCGGCACAAGGCTGTAAACGATTTCCGGAATGCCTGCCAGTACATTGCCGATCATGGGCAGCAGGTTATCCACAAGAAAGGTCTGTGCCGTGTCGGCCAGCGCCTGCAGCGGCTCGGTGAGGTCTGCGCCGGTGGACCAGTTGCCCATCACGTTTTCCGCAGCCGCCTTCATGGCGGCAAAGCTGCCGGTCAGGGTGGTGGCTGCTTCCCTTGCGGTAGTGCCGGTGATGTCCATTTCCTGCTGGATGATGTGGATGGCGCTGTACATGTCGGCCAGATTTCCGAGGTCATACTTCACGCCGGAGATCTTGGTGGCGTCGTTCAACAGCCGCTGCATCTCGGCCTGTGTGCCGCCGTAGCCGAGCTTGAGGTTATCCAGCATGGTGTAATTCTGCTTGGCAAAGCCCTGATAGGCGTTCTGGATATCCTGCATATCCGTGCCCATCTTGTTGGCGTTGTCGGCCATATCCACCATGGCCATGTTGGACAGTTGGGCAGCAGCGTCGGTGTCCTGGCTGACGCTGGACAGCAGGCTGGCCGCAAAGCTGGTGGTCTGCTCCATGTAGTCGTTGGCCGAAAGCCCAACGGTCCGGTATGCCTGCGCGGCGTACTCCTTGACCGTGTCGGCACTGTCCTTGAACAGCGTTTCCACGCCGCCAAGGCTCTGCTGCAGGGCACCGCCCATGTTGATAGAATCCGAGATGATCTTGCCGATGCCGGCCGCCACGATGACGTTCTTCAGGGTACCGACAAGTTCCTGACCGATGCTTTGTCCGGTCTGCTCGCCAAGGCCGTCGGTCTCCTCGTCAAACATCTCAGTCAGGGCGCTTTTGATGCCCTGCGCCGAGGGAACGATCTGGACATACGCCTTGCCCAGTTCGATTCCGTCCGCCATGTTGTCAACCTCCTTTCAGCGCCGCAAGTGCGGCGTCAAATTCTTCTGCGCTGGCGTAGCTCTGCACGTTGCTGCTGTCTGCTTCACCGCGCAGGTCGGCCAGTACGGAGGGCGGTTTGGACGTGTCGTTGTGCAGCCGCCAGAGCACCTGGGTCAGGCGATCGGCGGCATAGGCCAGCAGTTCCGTCTCAAAGTCCACCGTGCGGCCTGCCGCCTTGCGCAGGCTGCGGCTTGTTTCCGGCAGGCCTGCGGCCAGGGTGGCGGCCAGACGCAGCGGCAGGGCGCGCCAGTCCAGTACATGGTAATACTGGGCAAAATCGCAGATCAGGGCGTCCTCGTCCGATGCGATCAGTTCGGCGAGGATGCAGAGTTTTTTCCGGCCGTGAAGCTGTTCATCAACTCGCCCAGAGCGTCCGCCACCTTGGCTACCGGCACGCGGCCGTCCGGGGTGCGCAGGTGGTCATACAGCTTCTTCCGGCCCTCCTTGCCCAGCAGGCGCAGGGTCAGGTGGCTCATATCAAAGACGTTGCCGTCCTGCATGCCGCCCAGGGCGTCCAGCAGTTCGGCGTCGTCCAGAACGTCCTCGTTCAGCTCGATCTCAAAGCCGTCGTTGGTTTTTGCAGTGATCATGTTAGACCCTCCTTACACGCCCTTGGCGGTGATGTACTCGTAGTGGGTGTTGCCGGAAGTGTCCGGCACGGCGGTCAGGGTGGTGTTGTAGCCCACGGCACCGTTGGAATAGGTGATGTCGCCCACCGAGGTGACGGCGGCGTCCGGGATGACGATGCGCTTGTTCACATCGTCCTTCATGATCATCTCCACCACCCAGCAGCAGTCCTTCTGTTCTTTGGAGTTGGCCTTGACCGTGATGCCGGTGGTCAGGTCGCCGGTGACGTTGTCGTCACCGTACACGGCCTTCAGCACGTCAGGGTTCAGGGATTCCAGCAGGGTGAAAGCGAAGGTGTCCGGCTTCTCGGTCTGCTGGGTCAGCACGGTGTCGCCGCCCCAGGCGGTGGTGTTCTCGCTGGAGGGCGAGTTGGAGTTGGTCAGGCCGTCGCTGGAGATATAGCCCAGGCTCTTGAATGCCTTGTCCAGCGCGGTCTTGGCGTCGGTAGGCAAAGTGGTGCCCAGCGGGGCACGCCAGACGGCACCGCCCACCTTGGGCTTTGCAGCGGTCACGTTCTTTGCATCTGCCATAAAAAAGGCTCCTTTCAATCAGTAATGCACCACGCCGAAAACGGCCTGATAGCGGGGTCGTTTTCGGGTGGTGTCGGGGAAATTGTAGTCGGAATAAAGGTCGCAGCGCACAAGCTGCGGCAGGTTGTCGGCGTCCTGCATGGCGGCCTTGACAAGCTCGTTGAGCTTGGCCGCATCCAGGGTGCCGTCGTGGCTGGTGGCGGCGGGCCCGTAGGACTGCACCGCGATGGTGGCGCTATAGATGCCGTCCTCATAGCCGGAGCCGGTCTTTTCCACCACCACAAAGCGGGCGGGGGCCGGGGTTGGCACGCTCAGCCGCACCGGCACGTCCAGCCGCTCGGCCAGAAAGCTGCGGATGGTTTCTTCGATCATTTCTTCCTCTGGTAGCTCCTTACGGTGATGACCCTGCCGTCCTTCAAGTGGCGTTTGTGCTCGTGCACGGTTGCGCCTTTCCGGCTTGCTGAGGCGGCTTTGAGCAGGGTATTGTTTGCCGAGTTATCGTCAACGGCCTGCCGGGTGGCGGTCTCCACCACGGCCACGGCGCGGGTGGCGGCCACATAGGCCTCGTACCCGTCGCCACAGCGGTCTTTCACGGTGTCGGCCCGCGCTTTCAGCACGGCCTGCATCTCCGGGGAGCGCATGAGGGCACGCACCCCAGCACGGTCCAGTTCAAAGCGCACTTTACTCATCCCTTACCACCTGCACTTTCTTGTTCCAGCGCAGCGGGATCATGCGCTCGATGCCCTGCACGACGCCCCCGCAGGTGCGGAAGTGCTGGCCGAAAAACGCCACCTGCACGTCGTTCCAGTCGTGGGCGTCGCCCTTGGGGATGGCCAGCGTGTAGGCCAGCCGCCGGCCGGTCAGCTGCAGTTCGGTGGTGATCTCCTCGGCGGAGGGTTCGCCCACCAGCACGTTGTGCACGGTGACCGGCGTTTCGGCATAGACCGGGGCGTCGGTCTCGTCGGTGCCGGACTGGGTCTTTTCGTACAGGGTGATGTCGATGCCTTTCAACATAAGTCCTCCAGCGGGCTGCGGGCCCCCACGCGGCTGCCCACGCCCAGCAGCTTCTTTTCCAGCTTGGAAAGATACAGCTCGCCGGAAGAGCCGCCGCTCATGGTCCAGCTCTGGGAGTAGCCCAGCGCGGTGGCGGTGCCCTGGGTGGAACCCATGGGAAAGCTGACGCCGCCCTCGCTGTCGCTTTCGCCCAGCTGGCGGCGCACCATCCGGCAGGAAACGAGCCGTTTAGCGTCCTCTCCGGCGTCCGGGTTGTAGGCGTCAATGATGATGGCCGCCTCGCTCAGCAGTGCGGCGCACCGGGTCTGTTCGTCCTTTGACAGGGCACGGAACCCGGCTTCCACATCAAACACTTCGGCGTAGGTCATGAAGGCACCCCGTTACACTTCGGTGCGCTTGATGTACAGGGTCTGGGGCTTGGAGACCTTCAGACCATACACCTTGCGGCCCTGCACGGCGGATGCGCCGATGTACTTGCCGGAGCCGGACAGGTCCTGCAGATGGATGGCCACCTGCCACTCCATCACACGGTGGCACCAGTTGGGATGACCGGCAATGAACTCGGTGGTGGTCTTTTTGCTGGTCACGCGGGTGGTGCTCTCGTAGTCCATGTTGTTGGATTCAAACACGTTGAAGCCCGCAATGCGGCCCACGACGCCCTGCTGCACCAGCTCCTGCGACAGGTCGCCCTGCTTGATGTAGTGCTCATCCAGCATCAGAACCTCCAGATACTCCGGGGATGCGATGAGGAAACGGCCCTCGGCGGGCACGCCCTTGCGGCCCAGCACGCGCTTGGCCTCCAGCGCCAACTTATAGGCGTTGCTCTCGGTGGCGGCGGTCTTGGTGGCGCTGATGGTGGCACCGGTCGCGCCTTCCAGCGCGGCAATGGACTTCTTGTCGATGGACAGGGCCAGAGAGTAACCGGCGCTGTCCAGACGGTCGGCCACAATATCATCCGGCACGCTGTCGGCGTCGTAGCCGTCGATTAGCTCGTTCACGGCCTCGTCGTGGTCGATGTTCAGGTCCAGATAGGTGGTGGTGCCCGCCTCGGCAGCGATGCCGTTGGCCTTGTCGTACTCCTTGACGGCCACCTCGGTGTCACGGACCGGGATCTTGACCTTGCCGGAGGTGGGGTCGCCCTCGTAGCGGCTGTTGAAGATGAGGTTATCACGGGTCACCAGCTGGTTGCGCAGCTTTGCGTCCACCAGAGTGGCCCAACGTTCCTGATTTGCATGTGCCATAAAAATTACTCACTTTCTCCGTGCTGCTGCACGGCTGTCAGATTTTCAAACCGGGGTTGCGGTCCATGAATGCGGCGGTGACACCGTCCTTCTCGCTGGGCAGGTGCCGCGGTTCACCGCCGCCGGGCAGGACAGGATAACCGGGCGCGGGTGCGGGTGTCGGGGCATCCTCACCAAAGGCCCACGGGTTTGCCTTGGCAGCTTCGTCCAGTGCCTTGGCGATGTCGGCAGAGCGGTCGGCGGATCCTTTCAGGCTGTCCACGTCCAGCAGGGCACGAACCGCCTTGACGCTGCGGCCCTTCTTGCCGAGGATGGCGGTGTCGAGGGCGTTGTCAAAGGCAAAGCCATCGGCCTGTGCTTTCAGGTCGGCCTGCAGCTTGGCCAGCTCGGCCTCGTATTCCTCCGGCTTCTTCTTGCCGTCAAAGGCGGCAAGGCCGTCCTGTGCGGTCTTGAGCTGTGCCTGTGCGGCGGTCAGCTGGGTCTGCAGGGCGGTGGTGGCGGACTTCTCCCGGTTGATGTCCGCGCCGTTCTCCTGCATGAGCCAGTTCAGCTGTTCGTCGGTGATGCCGGGGATCTTGTTCTTCACATCTTCGCGTTTCATGGCGGAAACTCCTTTCGGGTTGTGTGACCACAGTTTTTTACACTGTTCGCTGTCAGTATTTGGTCTTGGGCGGGGTACGCACCGCCCGCTGCGTGGCACCGTCTGGAGGCATCGAACCTCCCGCTTCCGGTTTTGGAGACCGGCGCTCTTCCTGAATGAGCTAAGACGGCATGAAAAAAGCACCATGCTTTTGCACGGTGCTTTGAATGGGGGACAACGTTACTTTTTAGGGCGTTCTTTGTGCTCGGTCTCGCGGATCATCTTCCGCACCATCAGAGAGATCTTTCGGTACGCCCATGAAGTCAAATTTTCTTACTGCATACGCCGACCTTTTCTGTGCGTTGATGCGCTCCCGGTTGGCTGCATAATCAATCCGCCGCCAGTTGTTGATATCACTGCCCGCGTCACGGTACTGCCGGAGGTATGCTTCCGGGTCGTAGCCGGAAACGTCAAACTCCCGGCTGAACCGCACCGCAAACTCACAGTCACAATTGGCGTGGATGTGCTGGGCGTGGCCTTTCTTCAGCAGGTTTTTGCTTGCCCGCTGCCAGCCGTTGGAGGCCAGCATCCGGCAGAACGGGCAGGCGTCGCCGTGGGGCACCCACGCCCACTCCGCGCCGTCCCGGATGGCGTTGTGTGCGGTGGTGTCCGCTCCGGCCTGCTTTACCATGCGGGAAACGCCGCTCTGCAGGTTTGCCGGGCTGTCCTGCGTGGCCTTGACCATGCCGGTCACCTCGCCATAGGTTGCGGTGAGAGCCGGTTCTGCGGCGGGCAGGGTGACCCCCTGCGCCTCGGCCAGGGCGTCGTACATCTGGCAGGCCAGCTCTGCGCTGCCCTCGCCGTACTTGGTCACAAGGGCGTAGGCGTAGCGGATGAGGGCGGCGGTGTCGGCTTCCGGGTGCCCGTCCATGTACTCCCGCATGAGCTGCCCGGCCTTCTGGTTCAGCTGGGAAAGCCGGGAAATGTAATCATCCCATGCCGCTTGTGTCAGTTTCATCTTCCATCTCCATCAACACCTGTGCGCCCCGCGCCCGCTGTTCCTGCGCCTTGATGCGCCGGATGTCCGCCTGGTCGAAGCCGATCATCTCCAGGAAGGTGTCCGTGCTGGCGAACTCCTGCCGGGCGGATGCGATCTTGATGGCGGCGTCTGCCGTCACGGCCACACTGGGCATGGCGGGGTTCTTGAAGTGGGCCATGATGCCGGTCTCTTCCTCGGTCAGATCGGTCAGGCGGCAGTCCCGCGCCACGGCCTGCGCCATACAGGCAATGGTGCGCAGGGCGTCGCCGTTGCCTGTGTTCAGCTGCTGGGCCAGTAGCACCAGCGTCTGGCTCTGGGCAAGAATGGCGTCGCTGCTGGTGGGGTTGGCGTCGTTCACCACGCCCACGTCGGTGACGGTCAGGCCGGTGGCCGCCGCAAACTGGGTGGCGGTCATCCGCATCTTCTCCACATGGGGTGTCAGGCTGCCCTGTGCCAGCTGGCCCAGGGTCGGGTTTTCACCGGTCTCCGGGTTCGCCGTGGCGGCGATGATGGCCCCCATGTAGGTCTTGAACTTGTTGGAAATGATGGCGTCATACTGCTCATCGGTCACGCCGAGGATGTACTTCTGGGGCGTGGTGGCAAACTCCAGTGCGATGGTGGCGTTTACGGCTGTACGAATGTAGTCGTTGATCAAGGCGCGGATGGGATTTTTGAGGCGGGAGCGGCCGAAGGGCTTGGAGTTGGTGGCATTCCAGATCAGGGGCTCCATCAGCGGGCGGCCCATCATCTGGGAATTATACTCTGCTGTCCAGTTGTCCTGCTGTCTGCGCAGAACAACGACGTGCGTGTCCGTGTAGAGGTACACCAACGCGGGGGTCCATTCATTGCTTACGCTTTCGTCCGGTGCCGTGTCCACGATGGCAAGGCCGCAGTCGATGCGGCCCTTCTCGCCGTTCCAGAGGGCAGCAGCCGTGGCAGGCGAGTGGAACCGGATGCGGCATCCAACCTCCGGGTCCGCGAACAGGGCGGCGAAGGTGCAACCGTATTTCAACTCATCTCGACAAGCCTTGGCGTACTCGGCTACAAGGCGGTTGTCGGCCACCAGCTTTGCAAGGCTGTCCAGACTGCCGCCGGTGCTTACAAAGCCGTCGAACATGCTCCGCGCGGCCAGCACGTCCACGGCCTTCTGCCCCCAGCTGCAGCCGACTTCCAGATTTTCCATGCCTTTTTTCGGCAGGGCGATGCCAAGGTTCACGTCCTTCAGGGTGATGTGACCCTCGTAGTATTTATCCTTGAGCGTGTTGCTGCTCTGGTGGTAGTTAAAAACGTCGGCCAGATCCTGCAGCTGCTGTTGCTCGGCCGGATGTAAGCCTTTCACGGTGCCAAAATTCAGGGTAACTAACATAGGGCTCCTTTCAGCCGATGCGCATCTTGCGGGTGGGGTCGCGGCGGCAGGTCTTTGCGCCCCACAGGGCCAGCGCGCAGGCTTCCACCGGCAGGCTGTTCTCGCCGCCAAAGCCAAAGCCGCCCGCAAGGGGGCGCTTGGTGGCGGTAACAGCGCTCTCGTTCAGGGCGGTCTGGGGTGCGTACCAGGTCAGGTGCTGCTCATTCACCGCGTTGGTGAACAGGCTCACAGCGGCGATCACGTCCCGTGCTCCGGGCCGGATGACCGCGTTCTTTGCCTTCCAGACCTCCCGGATGCGCTCCACCAGCACGTCCACGCCGTTGCGCCCGTCGATGACCACGCAGCTGGCCTTGCTGTACCGGTCGCACAGCCAGTCGGCCAGCCATGCAAGGCCCTGCCCGGTGGGCCGCAGGTCGATAAGAGAGACGCGGGCGGGGCCCTCTTTCGGGATGACCGCGCCGCACAGGCACACGGCGCTGCCGTCGGCGGCAAACTTGACGCCGTAGGCGGTTTTGCCCTCCGGCTTTTCGTCCTCGCTGGCGCAGGCTGCCCACACCTTACGGTCGAGGGCATAGTCCAGATGTTCGGCTGCCACCGGGCTCCACCAGCCCAGGCGCTCCCGCGCAAAGGTGTCGGCGTCCAGCTGCTCGCTCTCGCCCTCAACGGTGCCGTACTGGATGCGCCGCCCAAGGGCCGGGTTTGCCGCAGCCCAGCGGGCGGGGTCTTTCACGTCGCCGATCTCCGGCACGCTGAACTCGAACCACGCGGCCTTTTTTATTGTCCCGTCTAGCGCCCGCTTGCGCAGGGCGCGGAACACGGTGCCCACGGCATCCGGGCCGGGCGGGGTGCCCACATAGATGGTCTGGGGGTTCAGGCTGGCCGAAATGGCCGGGATGAAGCTGCCCTGTGCGGTCTCGTCCAACTCCTGTGCCTCGTCGAAGATGAGCAGGTCGCCGTGCTGGCCGCGTCCGCCGTTGCGGGTACGGGCCAGAAACTTGATCTTTGCGCCACTCTTCAGGATGATCTGCTCGCGGCCCAGCGCGGTGCGGATCTCGGAAACATACCGGCGCATTTTCGGCCCCTCGAAGAAGGCCCGCATTTCCTCAAAGGTCTCGGTGGCGGTCTTTTGCAGGTGGGCCGTGTAGATGACCGTTTCGTTGAACATGAGCATGCCAGAAGCCGCCCGCCCCTGCACCAGCAGGCTCTTGCCGTTCTGGCGGGGCACGCTGCCGCCCGCCGTGGGGGCAGTCCATTTGCCGGACACGGTGCGGCCCATCCAGTCGTCCAGGATGTCGCTCTGCCATGGGTCCAGCACGGTGCCGCCCGCCCGCAGGATGCGCACGGCATCCGGCCCGTCAGTGGCCTGGTACTCCGGCGCGATGCGTTCGGACGGCTCCTGGCTTCCCATCATTTTCACGCTCTGCGAGGATCTCGCCGATCTCGTCGCCATCGTCGTTTGCTCCTTCGATCTCTTCAATTTCCCGGATGGTCTCCCGGTACTGCTTGGTCAGCTGAGGCAGGGCGCGGCAGTCCTTGCAGGTGTCGATGCCCGCCGCCAGCACCTTGGCCAGCTGTTTGAGCTGCTCCAGCCGGGTGCCTCGTGCCGTGATGCTTTTCATGGTCGCCATGGCTCAGAAGCCCCCTTCAAAATTTTCCTGTGTGTAAATCGGCGCTGGACGGCACAGGGGTCGCCGTGGGCGGGGGCGGGGGCCCCTCCCCACCCCTCACCAGTCGCCGTCTGAAACCTTCGGAATCCGCACGAATTTGCCCGATTTTGGGCCGTTTTGACCGGTTTTGTTGCCCTTTTGCGCATTGCAGAACCAGTGTGCGGGTTGAAGGTTCGACCAATCTTCGGCAGCTGCCCGCGCGGACGGGTAGCCGAACTCCCGCCAGCGGGAAACGGGCTTGATCTCGTCCACCACGAAGGACAGCGGGTGCTGTGCGTCGGAAGGTTCGTCATAATGAATCGGCCCGAAACGCCCGTGACAGATGCCGCATTCGCCGCCCATCGCCCGGAGCCGGGCCCGGTTGCGCCGCCGCAGCTGGCCGTTGGCATAGCGCGGGTTGCCCATGCGGTTCACCTCCTGACAGACAAAAAGCCTGCACATGGCAGGCTGGCTTGCACCCCGCCGGGCACACTCCGGGGGCCTTTGCAGGGGCGGGGGTGCTTTGCGGAGGGGGCAGGGTACAAAATGACCCCGGAGTACAAACGAGGCCCGGGGGTGGTAAATATGGAGCCGTTGGCCGGACTTGAACCGGCATCGTGACCCGCCCTGACCGGACGGTGCTCTGCTTGAGCTACAACGGCATGGAATGTGCACAGCTGCCCGCAACGGCAGCTTGCTGGTCAGAATGGAAGGGAAACCGCTTGGCTATGCTGCCATGCACATTGTGGGATGATGTCCAGAACCCGCGTCTATTCAAAGGCCCCGCCGGGTACAGGCCCGGACGGTGCCGCTGGATAGCAAAGCAAAATGCCCGGCTGGTACATTCAGGCTGTTGGTCGGTAAATGTGTTCCCCTGTCGCAGCCGGGCAATACAAAAGCCGCAGGGTGTTGGATGTTGTCCAGCTCCTTGCGGCTTTCGCAGTCTAATAATATCACAGGCAAAACATTGAAAAACAGTGCGAGTTGCCCTCAAAACATGGTATTGTATTGCAAAGTGCCCCCAAAACATGGTATTTACTGGCGTTCTGGGACGTCCAGCGCCTTGACGGCTCTCTTGTGCCGTCTGTATACGCTGCTTACTTCCATGCCCATCTTGACGGCGATCTGCTCCCACTTCTTGCCGCCGATGTACCGCAGGTACAGGATCTCGTAATCCTGTATGTCCACGGTCTGGTTCATGACGCTCAGGATCTCCTTGCAGATCCTCTGACACTCCATCACCTGCGCGTTGGCTGCCTGCATTGCATCCGCGATGCGCTCCACAGATCTGGGCAATGCCTGACCGTCACCAGCGCCTCCGGGAACAGGGGAGAGCACCTGCGTGATATGCTCCGCGTCTGTACGGTACCGCTCTACCTCTTCCAGCTTGATCTTTTCCAGTTTTGCGGCCTTGCGGTACCGCCGCAACCATTCCTTTTTTTCTTCATAGGTCATCGGACTGCATCCTCCCTTTATCAGCGGTGAAAATGTTCCTCTTTCAGATCCGGTTTTTTGGGCAACGGCATCCAGATCGGAAGGCAATCCGGGAAAGCTGCCACAACGTTCCACAGCCAAGCTGTCGTGTTCATATCGCCGCGGTTCATGCTGATGCTCAGGACGCAGCCGTCCTCGTTTGCGTCCTCTGCGGTTGGCTTCCTCTCTGCCGTTCTGATCCATTCCGGCCAGCGCGGCGGGAATGCTTCCGGGGCCTGCAACAGTGTTTCAAACAGCCGATTGTAAACATAGCCGCCGCTATGTTCTCCCAGACTTTCAGCGTCCTTCATTCTCCGGTATGCAAGCTCCAAAGCGTCAGCGTCAATGTACTTCTTTCCATTCATTACTTAACTTTCCCTCTCAACCACTTCATGCTCATATCATGGTCAATAAACTCCACCATCAGGCCGTGCTTGATGCCACCGCCCATGTAGGTATAAATCAGTTCAATGTCCTCCTCTGAAAAATCAGTGTCCAGAAAAGCATTGACGCCGGCCAGCATAAACTCATGAAACCGCCTGTTTCTCCACTCCTGAGAGTACGGCTGTGTTTTGAATGCAGGGCGTGAAAGCCATTCAAGGACTTTTGCCTCAATGTCCTCAACCGTCTGGCAGTTGTTGAGCAGGAAATACTGGTTTGTGCTAGGATGGGCAATAAACTCGTCCCGGACATTGATAAAGCTGCCGGGAAAACATTCGAGGAGTTTTTCGCGGGCCTCTTTCATGTCAGCCGTGCTCTGACGCTCTTTCTCATTCATGGCTTATTCACCTCATAGGAATATATCTGTTTTCGCACTGGACGTTGTTGCAAAAACGCTCGGCTCCAATGACTTTCAGCGGCTTGCCACAAAACGGGCAGAATTTAGGCACCCCGCGTGTCTGGTACGGGTTTCCATCTGCCTTTGTTCCACCCGCTTGCAGCAGGTGAGCCATACACGCAATAGAGCCGGGCTCCACCACCGCCATACAGTCATGGCGTGCCTTGCAAGAACTACAATCCATTTTTTGCTTGCCTCCTATACCGCCCCGCCGGGCGGCCTTTTGTTAATTTGCGCTTACACAAGTAAAGTGCTGCGTCATCTTGTCAAACTCCAGCCCGGCATTTCCCACGCGGCCCTCTTTGTTTTTGGTCAGGCGGCTGAAATAGGTGTCACCGTCAGCTGACAGCAGCAAAATGGCATCCGCGTCCTGTTCGATCTGGCCGGATTCACGCAGATCCGCGTTGGACGGCTCTGCCCGTGCAGCGTTGCGGTTCAGCTGGGCCAGTGCCACAACGAGGATGCCGGTTGTCTGGGCCAGTTCATGCAGCGCAATGGAGATCTCTGTGATTGCATTGTACCGGTCACTGCTGCCACGCTCATGGATCAGCTGCAAATAGTCCACGAAAATGATATCTGCTTTCATTCGGAGGGCCTGTGCCTTGATCCACGTCACACCCTTGCCAGCTGCGGAACGGATGAACAGCGGCCAGCGCTTCATATCGGCCAGCCGGTCAAGTTCGTTCATGGACAGCGTTTTATTTTTGACCGCCGAGAGAGGAGCATACAGCTGGTTGGCAATCAGACGGGCCTGCAATGTGGCCGGGTCTGTTTCCAGCGAGAAATAACACACACGCTTGCCCTGCTTGGCCATGCCGGCAGCAAGCTGGAGGCTCAGAGCGGTTTTGCCTGCACTTGGTCTGCCGCCGATCACGAAATAATTGCCGGGCACGAGGTGCAGGTTTTCGTCCAGCTTGGACAGGCCGGTGCGGATGTACTTGGGTTTCTCGTCCAAATGCCGGATATAGTCATCCAGCAGATCGCCCACGCTCTGAAAATCGTTCTTCTCGGTGTGGATATCCAGCGCCTGCCCCATCTGCTGGTAAAGATCCGGCAGATCATCAAAGGCGGTTGCAGCATCCACAGCCCTAAAGGCAAGGCTCTGGAAACGGGCCTTTGCGGCATCCTCCATGATGATCCGCGTCCACTCTTCCACGCGGTCACGGGTCAGCCGGATGCACTCACTCTCACAGGAGGCCACGCAGGACAGCAGGTTTTGCTTTTGGTCTGGGTATTTTGCCGCGATCTGCATGATATCCAGCAGGCCCTTTGTGATCCAGAACCCTTGCACGGCTGCAAAGGTGGGCTGCAGTTCAGGCCGGAAATGCTCAATGCTCAACTCCGGCAGGGAATACGGTGCCAGCTGATCGTCCATCAGCAGCGCGCCGATCAATACGCTTTGCACGTCCATCACAGATCCTCCCATGTACGCCCGCCATACGGGGTTGCAGGCTGTGCAGCGGGCTGGCCCCACTCTTTCCGGTTCCTCAGCCAGTTACGCGCTGCCGCTTTCCAGTCCTTCATCTTGGTTTTGCCCACGATCCACCCGTTAGCCTCGTACCGGTCAACGAACTTGTCAGCCTCAGTCTGGGCATCAGCGGGCGGGACACCACGCTCCCGGAAATACGCTCTGACCTGCTCCACCGTAGGTGGTGAAAAACGAGTTGCGGACGGCCCTTTATTCTCGCTTTTATTATTATTTTCTTTCTTGGGTGCACATTCTGCACCGGTAGAGGTGCACTTTTTGCACCTATCCGGGTGCACATTGTTCACCGGTGCATTTTCTTCACCGGTGCACTTTTTGCACCCATCAGACGCAGAAGCACACGCCGCCGGGCGAAGCGCTGCATACCTGTTTGTGGGCCTGCCGTTTACCGGTTCAGTCCATTTGCGGATCAGGCCGTCCTTTTCCAGTTCGGCCAGCAGGTTCAGCACAGCCCGCTTGCTCAGCTTGAAATACTCCACAATGTAGCTGATAGAGCCATAAAAGCAAGACTGTTCGTCTTGTGAAAAACCCCAGATCAGGGCATAGATCAGGAGTTTGTTGCCGTTGAGGTTGTAGTCTGTGACCATCCACGGCTGCACCACAACATATCCGTCTTTTCTCATCCTGCTTGTCCTCCTGAATTAAAAGGGGAGATCGTCATTGTCATCGATCACGGCAAAATCGTCCACGCCGCCATAGTTAGCAGGCGGGTCAGCCTTGGGCCATGCCTCAGAACGCGGTGCAGCCTCGCCGCCGTCATCCACCTTTGCGCTGCTGGTGCCCTTGGAGCCGCCAAAGTTGATGTTTTCGGCCACCACGGCAAAGGCGGTGCGGTTGTTGCCGTTCTTGTCCTGATAGTTGCGGGTCTGGATGCGGCCATTTATGGCAATCAGACTGCCCTTGGAAAAATACTTGCATACAAAGTCAGCCTGTGCACGCCATGCCACGATATCCACAAAATCAGCCTGCCGCTGCTCACCCTGCCGGGCAAAGTTGCGGTCACAGGCAATGCGGAAGCGGCAGACATTCACCCCCGCCGGGGTGGTGCGGAGTTCAGGATCCGCCACAAGGCGGCCCATAATTGCGATAACATTAAGCATTGATATAGTCCTTTCCAACGGCGGTCATCCATGCAGCGTGTGCGCCGGGGCCGTTCTTCTCCTCATATTTCGCCTGTGCAACAGCTTTCAGGGTCTGGGCGCAGGTGGCGTTATAGTGCGGGCTCATGCCCGGCTCATTGTGGTGCTGGTGGCACAGCCAGACCTTGAGGCCGTGCCTCTCCGAAAAGCTGCGCAGCGGCCCATTGAGGACATGGTGCTCCTCCAGCCCGCGCGTGGTCTTTACCGCGTACCAGCGGCGGCAGATGTAGCACTCCTTTTCTGCCTGAATGATGCTTTTAGACAAGCGGCACCCCATCCTTTTGCGTGCTCTCATAAGCCTCGCGGTAAGAGTGCACATTATCGACCTGATACTTCTGGCCGTTGAAAAGTTTAACGGTGAACCCATCAATGAAGTCATACCGCCGGGCGACGTTGATGCACTGCGCCAAGCTCCGTGCGATGTTCCGGTCGGTTCCGTGAGCCATCAGCAGCTTGCAAAAGCGCTTGCGGGTCATTTTCTTGGTCATCTGTCAAGGCTCCTTTCCAATAGCGCCCTGACCTCTCTGGATCCGGGCATACATTTCGCCGTAAGGGTACAGCGTGGCCATCATGAAGCGCCCTGTTTTTTTGTTGTAGACTATCAGGATGCCCTTGTGCCCCTCAGCGTATTGGCGCAGTTCGATGATGGTACGGACAGCCTGCCGGATATCGCGAGCCTGTGATTTGTGCTGCGAGATCATCAGCTTTTCAAAGCGTTTGCGTTTCATGGTTCACTCCACTCCTGCCAGTAGGCAGTCACTAAGGGATCACTCACGCCCATCTCGGCAAGGCGGTCAAAGATCCCGTCTATCATGTTCTTCATTTCTTGGGTGGTAAAGGTGGAGCTGCCCTGTGTGCATTTAACCGTGCAGCGGTTGCCGTCCAGTATCTCCACCACATGGACAAGCCGATAGCAGCCGCGCAGGATATCCAGAGCGCCCGCCGGGCACTCCAGATAGTCCACCTTGGCCCCGTACTTTTCCAGCATCTCAAGATAACAGTCCTCCGGGGTCACGCCGCCGGTGCGCCCGGCGTTGTAGTGGTCGGCCATGATGGTGAGCAGCGCCCACATGAGGGCATTCTGGGCCGTTGTGCGGCCCTTGTGCTCAGGCTCCACCGTCAGGGTCAGGCGCAGCGGCTGCCCGTGGGCCAGATCATCAAGGCGCTGGAAAATCTGGGTTTCCACAAATTCCGCGGTGTTTTCCACCTCGATGCAGTGAGATTGTGGATTGTACACCACCGGCAGCCTGCCAATCACTCGGTTTGCCATACCACTTTGCAATCTCCCTGCAGGAACTGCACGCCAATAATGCGGCCATCATCGGCCCGCAGCAGCTTGTCCACGGTCAGAGCGCCGTGCAGGCGGTAGCCGGTGGGCTGATCGCTCTGCCCCTTGGCTGTCCGCTGGTATACCGGCTCAATGACAACGCCGCCCATGGTCATGGATGGCAGGGCCATCACGTCAGATCCGGCACCCCAGAGGGATGCAGCAGCCAAAAAGCTGCCGTTTTCCTTCCACTTGTCCGGGTTGCTGATCTGCAGCTTGCCCGCCGGGGCCGCTGCATCCTTGACGGCATAGTTGTTGATAAGCGGGTTATACACGCCCACGCCGCACCAGAGGCGGCCATCCGCGAAGTAATAGCGGCGTGTCCAGCCCAGAGGGCCAAACGTTTCATCCATCATGCGGACGATGGCGGCAGGGTCAGGCAGGCACCGGACGCGCACGGCATCAGGGCCGCACTCGCAAACTACCACCTGCACCTCCTGCGGGGCCGTCTGCCGGGGTTTTGTGTACGGCAGGGGAAACTGTACCACCTGCGCCGCCGGGCGCTCCTGCGCGTTCTGCGGGGCCTTGCGGCGGGCGGCGTTACTTTTTGTGGTTGTAGGCATTATGTAAACGCTCTCCTTTCTCGTTGTAGGATCTCGGATCTGCGAGAGGGTGCAGCCAGCCATATTGCAGGGCAGCCTGTGCGGCGGCCCTCTGAGGGGGGGCAGCTCTCCACAGATCATTCATTTCGTCAGCCGTCACGTTGGTGGCAATGTGTGTGTGGTGGGTGCAGGGCACCATGCAGATCACTGTGCCATCCTCTGCGGTAGTGTAGACCACGGGAGGCATCAGGCGGCGGATCTCGCACAGCAGCTTTGCCTGCTTTGTCGGGGTCATGGCGCGGGGCCACAGCCAATCCTCGTCAAGCATCCACACCAGTTTCCCGTCCAGTGTGGCCTGCTTTGCGTTGGGCCATGCGTTGGTGTGGATCTTACGCCTGACGGTGGCGGGCGTTTTTCCGTGGATCTCAGCCCACTCCTCAACAGTGACCATCCTTCCCATGAGATCAGCTCCTTTCTTTGCGCTATGCGCTGGCAGTGGCTCTTGTTTTACCTCCTGCCACCATTGGAGGGCACGGTCAGCTCAGACCGTTCAGGACGGGGACGCTGCTTTCCCCGCCCACATAGGTGGGAAGCTTGCCGTCCCACAGTGCATCTACGCCGGTGATGCGGTAGTATTCCAGCAGATTGCTGTCCAGACTGTCGGTCAGAGCATCGTTGGCCTCGGCCTTTTTCTGAGCGGCATACAACTCAGCATCCGCAGCCACCTTGGATTTTTCGGCCTCAGCCTTTGCGGCGATCAGATCCGCGTCCGCCGTTGCCTGCGCTTCCACGCGGCGCTTTTCGGCATCGGTCTCGGCCTTTTCTTTTTCCTGCTGGGCCTTCACCTTTGCTTCAACGGCATCCGTAAAGGTATCCGTGAAATCGAAATTCGTGATGCTGATGTAAGAGAGGTCGATGTTGTACTGTGCCAAAACACTGCGCAGCTGCGCGTCCATCTGTTCTGCCACGGCATCCCGGTTGGAAATCAGACTGCTGGCATCATAGTGTGCTACAACTGCCTTGACCACCTCCGGGACACGGGGCAGGATCAGAACATCCTCGTACTTGCGGCCCACCTCTTTGTAGATGGTCATGGCATTGGCCTGATTGATCCGGTAGCCCACCGTCACGCTGGTGGCCACTTCCTGAATGTCGGAACTGAACGCCGAGAGGTCGATGCTGACCTCCTGCACCCGGTTATCCATCTTGACAATGGACTGCCACGGTGCCTTTACCACAACGCCTGCGTCCTTGGTGCCGTTTTCGACCTTGCCAAAGGTGGTCACAATGCCGGTGTAGCCGGTCGGCACGAACGAGACACAAGAAATAACGATCAGGACGGCTGCCAGAGCGCCGGGGATCACGGCAGCGGCCTTATATTCAGACCGGAACAGGCAGAATGCTGCCAACAGAGCCAGAATGCCAAAAATAAAAAAAGATCATAGGTTCCTCACTTCCACATGGTTGAAATCATTCGGCCAGCGTTGAAGTAATGTCAGAGCGTGGCAGATTAGGGCGCCATTTCATAGAGCATCCTCCAGACGTGTGATCTCATAGATCGAGTTATACAGGTAGTGCCGCCCGCCCCGCAGGTATTCGAGGCTTTGCAACAGCATTTCAAGATGATACAGGGCAGGCGGCGGGTTGCTGCCTTTCAGGTGGTAGTGCAGCCAGTGGATCAGTTCCCTCAGCTGCGGATCGGACAGCCGCAGCACCGTGGATGCCTGAAACTTGTGCCCGCGGTCATCCACCGCGTAATAGAGCACGCCTGCATATTGCAGGCAGTCGCAGTCTATGGTATACTCTGAGGGGAGAAAACTGTCCGTGTTCTCTTTGGGCTTGTCCGTGTTGGCGCACGGGCAGGCCCTTTCTTTTTGCCCGATCATAAATTGAACAGCTTAGAGAGAAAAGCTGCCTCCTTGCTGGTAAATTCTTCTTTGCGTTCAGAGGGTTTCGTTTTATAACGGGCAATGACGGCAGATTTTACACTGTTTGCAAACCCATCAGCTGCCTGCTGCAGCTGTTCGTCCGTCAGATCGGGGATAAGGCTGTCAACAAACGTTTCGATCAGGGCCACCGTGAGGAGCATAAGCCGGTCAATCCGCTGGCCCTTCCCGATAAAACTAACTCCAACGTTGTCTCCAATTTTTTCAATGACAATCTTCATGGTGTTTCCTTCCTTTTCCTCTGGTGCGTGGCGGGGGCAGTTCGGCCTCACGGCGCTCTACGAGTCCCCGCCGCATGATGTATTTATACGGTTTCTTGGGTTTCCGGGTCTGGGTGTGGGCGTAGTGCGTGGTAAATGCGGCGGTGCTCTTGTAGCCAAGCCGCCGGGCCACCATTGCGGACGTGCCGGATGCGATCAGGTCGCCGGTCTTGGCATCCCAAACGGTGTACCAGTTGCAATAGTTGTAAAAATCAGCCATTGCCGCGTTCTTCCTTCATCAGTGCTATGAGGCCGTCAAGTTCCTCGGCCACAAGGTCATAAGTTTCGGCCCGTGCCTTGCAGCTGGCCTTTACCGGGGCAGCGGATGCGTTTAGCAGGTTTGCGCTGTTCGTGTTGCGCTGGGCAAGCCGCCTATACTGCCGGTTCAGGCTCTCCGCGTATTCAATCGCTGTCATACCCATGTCATGCACCCCGCCGGGCATCGCTCCGGCTCTCGGTCGCGGTCAGACCGCTGCGCTGCTTCTGGGTGCTGTGCTCGTAGTGCTTGCTGCCGGCAAGCATCCCGCTCACGCTCAGGAACAGGCCAAAGCCCACCGCAGCAAGCACCCACGGCGCGGCCTTGACAGCCTCAGCCACTTCCCAGCCGCCCCGCATGATAAGCAGGTGGGCAATGCCGGTGTTAAGCCAGACCAGCACCCGTGCGGCACCCACGCCTGCCAGAAAAGCCACGCTGCAAATTTTAAGATACCGTTTCATTGTCCTTGTCCTCCTCAGTTTCCATGCGATCCAGCAGATCGGCCGCGTTCGTCACAATCGAAATGAGATAGCCCGCCGGGTCATCCGATCCGGCAGCGAGTGCGGCCAGCAGGGAAACGCACAGTTTCGATGTCTCAAGCCTCACGCAGTTGGTTTCAATCTGCGGGTTCCCATCCTCACCATACGATACGCGAATATAGCTCTTGTTCGGTTTGGTCATGCTGCACCATCCTTTTCTTTCACGCCGATCCGCTCCGCGTCCTCCGGTTTTGCCACCGGGCTGCGCTCTGCTGCCCACTTGGCCAGCAATGCCGGATAGATCAGATATACGTCCTGCCCGCCGGGGGCGGGTGCCTTGATGTAATCGCCAAACGGGAAAACCCGCTGCTGCAGCCCCAGCTGCAGGGTGTCCTTGCCGATGGAAAAACCCACATCCCGCAGGTAATCCACAGCCACCTGTGGCCTGACAAGTGCTTTCATGCTGTCCTCCTTAGCCGCGTGCTGCGGCAGCCTGTGCGTCCTTCATGCGCCGGATCTCTTCCGGCGTGAGGCCGGTGTCCTCGTACTGGCCGAGGCGCTGCACCAGATAGTCCTTTTTGGCGGTGCTCCAATAGCCGCTCTTGATGCCGCTGCACCGCTGGGCTGTCAGTCGTTCCATGTGCCGTCCTCCATGTCAAGGCTCCAAAACTCGGCCAGCGTCTTGCACACCGGCTTTGTAAAGCCAATCAGATCCTCGCCCTTGGCAGCTGCCAGCAGCGCGTCACCATTGAGGAGGCAAATACCGCCGCCCTCCCACAGATCGGATGCCCGGCCATTGTACGGCAGGTGGCGCAGCCGCCCCTCCTCGTTGACGATCAGGTCAATGCCATCCACCGGCTCTCGCGCCCACGTTATGCCCAGACAGCTGGGCGTTACCTCGATAGGGCCGCCCACCAGTTCCTGCATGGTTTCCAGCTTGATGCTGTCCCCATCGTCACAGGCCGCCAGTTTGCAGGGGCCCACTGCCGGGATAGAGATCATATATCTATCCATCAAAATTCCCTCCTCACGCTTTCGGCTCCCGTTCCAGCAAATAGTCAATGGAGCAATGGAACAGATCCGACATCATTACAAGTTTTGACTGTGGGATGCTGCCGTGGGCCATCCAGTTGTAAACAGTCTTTCGCGTCACGCCGAGGTGCTTTGCAAGATCTTCCACGGTCATTCCTGCCCGGCTGCGTTCTGCGTTAATATTGGGATAAGACACCTTGAAATCTCCTTTCTGTCTTTTGTTACTCGTTTTGAGTAACCACTATTATAGTATACCCGAAACGAATATTTGTAAAGAAAAAAATTACCCAATTTGAACAGCCGATTTTTGTCTAAACCGCCCAAATTGAGTAAAACGCATTGTTTCATTACTCAAAATGTGTATTATAATAACTAGAAAGGAGTTGGTGCAAATGAATCGCCTATCTCAGCTCCGTCAAGAAAAAGGGCTCAATATGAGAGAGGCTGCACGCGGACTAAATATGCCGTACACAACGTATGTGAACTATGAGAAGGGCACAAGAGAGCCAAACTCGGAAACGCTCATTGCGTTGGCAGAATTTTACGGGGTGTCAATTGACTATCTCCTGTGCAAGAGCAGCACCCCCAACAGTGGCGAGATCCCGCCGGGATTTCAGCCAATGCCCGCCATGACAGAGGTGCCACTGGTTGGCCGGATCGCCTGCGGCACGCCGATCACGGCAGAGGAGAACGTGGAGCGCATGGTCTGTGTCCCCTCAAAATGGCACGCCACCTTCACGCTGACCTGCGAGGGCACCAGCATGGAGCCGCGTATCCATGACGGCGATCTGGTAGCTATCCGCAGTCAACCCACGGTGGAAAACGGCGAGGTTGCCGCTGTGCGGATCGAGGGAGAGGCCACCCTGAAACGGGTATATTTGCACAGCAACTTTATCGAGCTGCGGGCCGAAAACCCGAACTTTGAAAGCATTATCCTTGCCAAAGAGGACATGAACACCGTAACGATCGAGGGCAAGGCCGTGGGGCTTTGCAGGGATATCTAAAACACGGAGGTGAGAGCATGAAAGGAGTAGCCAGAATCGGCGTAGTGGCAGGCGTGATGGTTCTTTGCCTGACGGCTTGCGGTGAAAGCAGAATTTCAGTATCATCGGAAACTACGTCCGCTATTTCGCAACCTGCAGAAGTGTCAACGGAGTATTTCAAATCTGATAAGGGATTGAATCATTTCTTTCAGAAATATAATGAAATTGCTGAATATCCTTTTGAAGAGGAGCAAATACAGCAGGGAAACGTAAAAGCAAAGGCTTTAATCTCAACTGGCGATTTTTATATTGAGATGGTCAATAGCCGAAACGGCCTCGAAATTCTTATAGATGATGGCCCAGAAGAATCGGTTGCGCTTTACCCTGTTTTCCGAGATTTTTTGAAAGTCATGGACGACTCGCTTTCCGATGAACAAATTAAACAGGCATGGAGCGATATCAAGAAAATTGGGACAAAATATATGTATGATGGAAACTATACTTTAAACAGTTTAAAAATGAACTACAGCAATGTGGAATTTCAAGGTTCTCGTCAAGTGAAAGTCCATATCTACGGCCTGCAATATTCGGCATAACCAGAAGAGGAGTGCAATATTATGGGGTTGCGATTCAGAAAAAGCATAAAACTGGGAGGTCTCCGTATCAATTTTAGCAAATCTGGCATCGGGTACAGTTACGGCGTTAAGGGGCTTAGATACACGAAAACAGCTAATGGAAAGGATCGCATCACGGCCTCTATTCCGGGCACCGGTATATCCTATGTGGAAGAGAGCGCCAGAAAAAAGCGAAAAGGTTCATCAACGCAGCCAGTTGTACCGGAGCCAAAGAAAAATTATCGAATTCCGCTGGCAATAAAAGCACTTGCCGTTTTGTGCGGCATCGGATTTGTTGCCTATTATATGGTGCAGGGGTGGGAAATGGTCACGGCGTTGTGTTCCGGCGCGCTCATGGGCGGTCTGAGCTATCTCGCTCTTTCCTTTCTGTATGGAGCGGCGGCGGAAGCAGTTGGCTCCTTGCTACACAAGGACGTCTCACCTGCGCAGAATGATGATCCCGAGGAAAAATAAAAAACAAAAAACCTCCCCCAGTGCGCCAACACCGGGAGAGGTTCCGATCAGGATGCCTGCGGTAGCATCGTAGATCTCAAACAAGCCAAAACTTGCAGATCTATAATACCACCGCCGGGCAAAGTATGCAAGCGGAGGTATAAATATTGAAATGTCAGAGAACCGCCTGCGGGCGGGATATCCCAGAGGACGCGCTGTTTTGCCCCTACTGCGGGAAAAAGCAGCAGCGCACGGCAGCGCCAAAGCCGCGCAAGCGTGCCAATGGCAAAGGCAGCGTGTACCGCCGGGGAAAATCATGGTGCGCGCAGTCGCGTATATATCGCGGCGGCGTTCTGGTGTTTGAGCGCATAAAAGGCGGCTTTCCCACACGGGCGGCAGCTGAGGAATATCTGGACGGATACACCCGCACCGGTGTGGCACCCAGATCCATGCGCCTGATTGACTGCTGGATGGCCTTGCAGGAAACAAAAAAGTGGCAGGCCCTCAGCAAGGACAAGCGCAGCCATTATGGCACCGCATGGCGCAGGCTGGAACGGATTCAAATGCAGGTCGTTGGGCAGATTCCCTTTAAGGTACTGCAGGAACTGACGGATGCCGCGCCCGGTGACTACTATGCCCACAGGGATATAAAAACGCTTCTGGGCAAGCTGTATGAGGTAGCCGTTACCAGCGAGGCGCTGGACATGGCGCAGGACAAAACGGCCCTGATCGAACTGCCGCCGGTGCCAGACAGTGAGCGGGACGCTTACACCGTGGACGAGGTGCACGGGATGTGGCGGGCATACCGCGCCGGGGACGATCTGGCCCGGTATGCGCTGATCCTGTGCTATACCGGCATGAGGCCGGGCGAGTTGATGCAGCTGAATCTCACCAACATTGACTTGCAGCAGCAGCGCATTGTGGGCGGCATCAAGACGGCAGCAGGCAAAAACCGGGAGATCCCCATAGCCACGGCCATTGTGCCGCTGGTGGCCGAGGCCATGCAGGTGGCCACCCACGGTCTGGCTGATGGCTGCCGTGAGCACTTCTATGACCGCTGGTGCCCGTCCGTGGAGCGCTGGGGAGGCAGGCCGCACATGACGGCCCACAGCTGCCGCCACACGCTGGCAACGGCCATGGAGGCCGCCGGGGTGCCGGTACTTCTGCAAAAGCTAATCCTTGGGCACGCTGTCAAGGACATCACGCAGCACTACAGCCGTCACCAGCCTTTTGAGGATAAGTTGGCAGCCGTTGAGCGTGCAACGGCCATTTTTAACGAGGATGCGGGTAGCTGACCGGGTTGCCTGCAAAGCCTGATTTCCGCAACGATTCAACGTGGTTTTTTCTGGCTCTGCTAAGGGCGTAGGTCGTCTAAACAACGGCGCGAGGGTTCAAATCCCTCCTACTCCGCCAAGAAAATCCCTCGTAGTTTCGT